AAAGTCGCCGCCCCCGCCACACCCGCGCCCGTCACGGTGCAACCCGTGAAAGAGCAAGATGCAAGCCACGCCACCATCCCCATACCCCAATTTCCAACGTCGCAACCCGCAGCCCCAGCCGCCGTCACCATCAAATGTCCCGAGGGCAGCCATCCCAGTGACGATGGTGCCTCATGCATCCCCAATGAAATCCCCGACGAGACCGCCGCCGTGGAAATCACACTACCGCGACGCCTATCATTCGGTGAACCCTTCGCCGACTACGCGGACTTGGCGGATTGCGTCAACAAAAACAGTGACAAAGACGACCCCAAAGCCTACTGTGCAAATATCAAACGCAAGACCGAGGGTGACCCCGTGAAGGAATCCGTTGGCAACATCTACGAGCAGATGACCGCCGCAGAAACTAAACACTACATTCGTGATGTGCAACTGGCCGAAGCCGTCAACAAAACCACGAACGCCCTCGCCGACCTCTCCACACAGACTCGCAAGCTCCCCCATGTCGTTTCGAACGCCCTCATCACTGAAGCGAAATGCCGCGCCATCGACACCGCCGTAACACGGCAGATCCTCAATCACTACCAAGAACAAAATGTCAAAGGTAGAAATGAAGACTACCACAATCTGTGGCAGCACACAAACACGAAAGTTTCGCAGCTTGCTACCGCCGTGGCGAAGACAAATCGGACCCTTTCAGAAATAAAAGAGACGCTTCGTCAGACGAAAGAAACCTTTGAACGCCTCCTTGACGCCGCGGATACGAAATACACGGAAACACGCGACCACATGAAGACCTTAGAAGACCGCGTGAAAGAGCAAGACGACGCACTGAAGAAGCGCAAAGCCTGTGCCCCCGACGAATACTACGATGAAGAACAGGGCAAATGCGTGAAAAAACACGTGGAAACACCCGAACAAGCGGAAGAATCCCAGCAACTCAAAGAAACCGTGGCCAAACTGCAGACGGACATGGATAACCTATCTGACAAGCTGACCGGCACCTTCAAAGGACACGCCAAACAGCTCACGGACACCGCCGACGAGCTGGTTGACGACCCGCTGAAAACGACGAAAGGAACGAAATAACCATGTTAAGTGTCAAAGAAATCCTCGACAAAACCCAACGCCAACGCCGCCTCATCGAAGCCACCATGGACAGTTGGGGACAATACCACCCCGCCATCGACACGCCAGAACATACAACATCCAGCCTCTACGACGGCCTATCCATCGCCGATGCCTACGCGATTCAACAAACCTTACGCGCCACCCCCCTCCGCGAGTTCCTCATCAAATCGGGCACCACGGGACTCGCGGGCGCCGCGTACATCGTACCCGCCAAAGTCCATGAAGACCTCATCTACTTCGCGAAAGAAGCTGACTATGCACCATTGATCGGTAGCATGGTGAATGGCTGGGAAGGCGGCGACCTCAACGTGAACATCACCGACGACGAATCCTACATCGCCCACGACTTTGCCGGCGGTGGCGCGGTACCGACAAGCACGGTGAAATCCGAGCAAGCCACCCTCGCCCCCCGCAGCTTCGGTATCGACGCACAAATCACCAACACGCTCATCGAAGACGCCGCGTTTGACGTGGTGGAATACCACCTGCAGAAAGCCGCGGTCGCCATGGCGGAGAAAAGCAACTATCACGCCCTCACCGCCTTGAAGACGGCCACCGATGGTGTGGGCTCCGTTAATGGCGGTGCATCCGGTGACGCGGATGAAACGAAATGGACGGGCGCCTCAACCACCGGCGTTGACACCTGCCTCGCCGCATTAAGCGACGACAACTGGATACCCAACACCATGATCATCACCACCGAAGCGTGGGAGCACTCCGTGCAAACCACCCACATCACCCTAGCGAGCAACGTGCCGTGGATCTACCATGTGCCACCACCCGCCGAGGGCTTCCACCTGAAACTCGGCATCCCCCCATTAGACGTGCTCTTCTGCAACAACGCGGCCCTCCACGCCGGCGACTACGGCGCTGCCAAAGCGGCCATGACCGACTGCGTCACCATCATCTTCGACCGGAACAACGCGTTACTCACCGGCCGCAAACGCTGGATGCAAATCAACCAGTATAGCCACCCCATCGACGACTTGGCCGGTGCCGTGGTCACCGCACGGCAGGACAGCGTCACCCGCTACGACGATGCCATCGCCGTCATCACCGAAACCTAGGCTTTTCCCACCCTCCCCCGTTTTCACCGTAACCACTGTGTTACACAGCGGAAACGCTGTAATCAAACCAAAAGGAGAACACCACTGTGACAGACCTATATCCTTCGGAAGAGGGACACATCAGCGACGGTTTAGTCATTGGCTTCGCGAAAATCTACGCAGGCAGCGCAGATGTCGAACTGCATGAAGCCGTCAACATTGGCACCACCGCCGTCAGCGGATGGGTGAGCGTTGGCGCCGCAGCCGCCGACGGCGATGCGATCGGCATCGCCATGAAAGCGGGCAGCGCGGGCGACGTCATCCCCGTCTGCTTCTACGGTGTAGTGAAACTGGTGGCGGGCACCGCCATCACCGCTGGACAAGTTCTACGCAACGACGCGTTAGGCACCTACATCCTTGATCTCGCGGACCTCTCCACCGGCAATGTGGAGTCCATCTTCGTCGGTGACAATGGCACGGGTACCGCCTTCCGCTTAGGCATGGCCCTCCAGCCAGGCGCCGCGAGTGGCGACGAGTTTCTCTGCTTAGTCGGCGGATTCAGGTGACATCACATGTTGAGCCTCACCGAAGCACGAGACAAAACACAGCACACCGGGCACCAAGTGCAAGAGATGCTGGACAGCGGCTACTACGACTACGATGAAATCAACCTCTTCGGCACCGGCATGGGCTTACGTGGAGGCGCACCACAGGAACCCCTCAAACAAGCCGATGCCAACGCCCTCATGGAAACCCTGCGCACCGTCGACCTCTCGCATCTAATGCGCAAACTTGAAAGCAAAGAGTTCTTAGCCAAATCGGGCAGCACCGGCATCGCCGGCGCCGCCTACCTGATTCCCACCAAAGTGCACCAAGTCATGTTCGACAGCGCCACACAAGCCGACATCACCCCGGAAATCAGCATCGCCATCATCCCCGCCGACCAGATCCCCGGCACCACCCATGACGTGGCGATTGCCGTGGACGACCAGTACACCCCGCATGACTACAGCAGCGGCGGCGACATGCCCACCGAAACCATCCAATACACCAAAGCCACCCTCGACTTCAGCACCCCCTTCGGCATCAACTTCGCCATCACCAACGACCTCATCGAGGACAGCCAATTCGACGTGATCGAGATGCACCTCCGCAACGCCGGGCGTGAACTCGGCGAGTACGCCGCGGAGAAGGCGATCGTCGACTTGAACGCGGGATCCGACGGCGACGGCACCCAGAACACCGAAGCCGCCAGCAACGACGAAACCAAAATGGATGACATCGTCGCCGCGTTCCGAGCGAACGCCCAAGACGGCTTCGTCAGCGACCGCATGCTCCTGCTCCATGAGCAGTGGCTGCACAGCATCATCGTCGGCGCCACCAACCTCGCGGACTACGCCACCGCATGGCATGAAAGCGTCATCAGCACCATCGACCCCGCACAACTCCAAGTGTTAGGCATGAAACCCATCTTCGTCACGCCCAACAGCACCATGGACCCGGACAGCGACCTCACCGAAACCGTGAGCTTCGTCTTCGCCAAGGACTATGCCTTATTGACGGGTCGGAAGCGCTGGCTGCGCATCGAGAAGTACAGTGATCCCATCCGCGACCTGTCCGGCGCAACCATCACCTGCCGACAGGACAGCGTCACCGTCTACAAGGATGCGACCTGCGTCATCACCGAGGCGTAGCCATGACGGCATGGCTGATCCCTCTTCCCCCCTTTTTTGAG